GTATGTGAGACTGGGTTTGATTTAGAAGAATTCCGTAAGTTTGATATGGTTTTATCTGGTCATTTCCATCACAGATCATCTAATGACAATATCTATTATTTGGGCTGTCCATATGAAATTACTTGGAGTGATTACAAAGATCCAAAAGGATTTCATATATTCGATACTGAAACAAGAGAGTTAGAGTTTATAAAAAATCCCCATAGTCTATTCCATAAATTTGATTATAATGATACTAATATGAAGATTGAAGAATTAGACGATATGGATTTATCTCAATTTGAAGACTCTTATATGAAAGTTATTATTCAGAACAAAACTAATCCGTATCTATTTGATTTATTCATCGACCGTCTCACTAAGGCTGGTGTTCATGATTTACAAATTGTAGAAGACCTTTTTAATCTTGACATGGACAGCGAATCTGATATAATAGATGAAGCTAAATCAACTATGGAGATGCTTGAATCCTATGTTGAGCAAATTGAAACTACTGTAAGTAAAAAGAAACTGAAAGGCTTGTTTCAAAGCTTATATAACGAAGCATTGGCATTGGAGTAGATTTTGATAGTTTTTCAAAGAATACGTTATAAGAATATTCTTAGTACAGGTAATGCATTCACCGAAATTGATTTGACAAAAAACAAGACAACTCTAATCGTTGGTGATAATGGTGCTGGGAAGAGTACAGTACTAGATGCATTATCGTTTGTTTTGTATGGTAAACCTTTTCGGAAGATTAACAAGCCCCAACTATTGAATGCGGTTAATCAAAAAGGTTTAATGGTCGAAATTGAATTAGAAACTGCTGGCCGCAAATATAAAATTTGTCGAGGTATTAAGCCAGCTTTATTCGAAATCTATCAAAATGATAAGTTGATGAATCAGACTGCTTCTGTTAGAGATTACCAAGATATACTTGAAAAGAGTATCTTGAAGATGAATCATAAATCTTTTAGTCAAGTAGTAGTCTTGGGTTCGTCTACGTTTGTTCCGTTTATGCAATTATCAGCCGCACAAAGACGAGAAGTTATTGAAGACTTATTAGACTTACAAATCTTTTCTACTATGAATAACTTATTAAAAGAAAAAGTATCTCAAGGTAAGACCGATATTAGAGAAGTTCAATACGACATAAATCTTTTAGAGGAGAAAATAGACCTTGAAATCAAGTATCAAGATACCATTGTCACAGATGTTGAAAGAACGATCGGAGACAAATCGAAACGTATATATGAACATAAAGAAACAATTCGTAAAACGTCGGACGAAATATCTACTTATGAAGGACAAAATAGAACTTTGGCGAATCGAATCCGAGACAAAGATAAAACTTATTCTAGAAAAGATTCGATCAGAGCAATCCTAGATCAACTACAAAGTAAAATTAAAAAAATCAATAAAGACATCGACTTCTTTGAACACTATGATAATTGCCCTACGTGTAAACAAGATATCTCTACACACTTCAAAAATAAAATCGTTGACGATAGAAGAAATAACCTCGACGAAACTACTAAAGGATTAGAAGATTTAGAAAAACAGCGAGACCAGTTAGAAGAAAGAATACAAGAAATTTTTGTTGTCGGTGAAGAAATTCATGAATTGAATACAAACATATCAGAACGTAATAATAATATTCATTCGTACAATCTATTCATCACACAATTAAACGAGGAGATTGGAGAGCTAAAAGAAAAGGCCAATACAGTAAAGAATGATAGCACACAAATTGCTACATTAAACGCTAAACGAGATGGTCTGTTAAAGTCTAAAGTAGAACTAGGAGAACATCATTCTTTATATAGAGTTGGTTCTGAACTACTAAAAGATACTGGTATCAAATCTCGTATCATTAAACAGTATGTACCAGTAATGAATAAATTGATCAACCATTATTTACAACAGTTAGGTTTCTTTGTACAGTTCGAGCTAGATGAAAATTTTAATGAGAAGATTAAATCACGTTTCAGAGATGAGTTTTCATATGAGTCATTTTCTGAAGGCGAGAAAATGAGAATTGATTTATCATTACTATTTACTTGGAGGACCATTGCTAAACTTCGTAATAGTGTCTCTACAAATCTGCTTATCATGGATGAAGTGTTCGATAGTTCACTAGATAATAATGGTACTGAAGAGTTCTTTAAGATCATTGAAGAGTTGACTGCCGACACAAACACGTTTATTATAAGTCATAAGGGGGACGTTATGATTGATAAATTTCGTAACATTATTCGTTTTGAGAAACGCCAGAACTTCTCACGGATTGCAGCATGATGGGCTATGGTGTAAAAGTTAAGATGAGGGATGACGACTGGATATGGTATGCCGGTTCATCTCAAAAGACTGGTGTGAGAAGAGTTACATTTCATACAAAAGAAGAAGGAGTTGAATGGTGTAAAACTTTTAACATAAATGGTATAGTAGAAGAATACGATGTGAGTCTGTTTTGTGAGTATCAAGAAGATTTATTTGATAAATGTGATTTTTGTGATTGTTGGAAAGGAGAACGATGATAGATATAGTAATATACATTGTCTTTCCTACTTCTATATTTCTTATAGGCTATGGTGTAGGGTATATGGTTGGAAAAATTAAATACAGACCTACAAAACCTACACCGAACTATCTAGGTGGGCCTAGATGAAAACTTTGATCTAATTTAGTAAAAAAAGTATTGACAAACATCTTATGATGTAGTATACTAAATACACTGAACGAACAACAGAGGATCCATGCTATGATTGACACAATTAGTAGTTATGACTGGATGCGAAAGTCTTGTTTTGAAAACGAAATAGTACAGATACAAGGATATTTTAGAGATAACCCCAGCGAAGCAGAGGAGGGTGATTTTACGAATATTCGAATGAACGTTCTTCAGTATATGAAAAGAGAACTTAACTATATAAATGAAATGATATATCATAATGAATCATCTAAATAACGAATTATTACATGTACCCACAATTCCATTCGATTTCAAAAATCCACCGGTAGATCCTACAGAACTAGTCGAACAATTAACTAATCAAATGATCGCATTGCGAGGTGTAGGATTATCTGCTAATCAAGTGGGTCTTCCATACAGGGTCTTCGTCATGGGCAATCCAGGAGATAAGAATAGTATCATTCCCGTATTTAACATGAGTATCGTTAATTATGGAGATGAAAAGGTGTATGGCGAAGAAAGTTGTTTATCTTTTCCAGGACTATATCTATCAATCAAAAGGTCTAAAGAAATTCGTACCCGTATGACCACGATTAACGGTGAGACAGATGTAGCTAAATTTACTGGATATACTGCTCGATTGTTCCAACACGAATATGACCATATGGAAGGTACAGATTTCAAGACACGGGCCACACGTTATCATATGGAAAAAGGTCTGAAGAATATGAAGCTAATGAATCGTAAAAGGAAACGCAATGCTGCATGATTATAAAGACATTGGAGTGGTAGTATGATTGAAGATACAGATTATCAAGAATTTGTACAAAGTGTGACGAGTGAATATAGTAAGAATCATATTTCTATGTTGAGACGTATGGAAGATTTGTTTGTGGAGCGTCATGGAGAATCTTATGATATGAAGATTTCCCACTTGTTAACAGCCGCGTTAGGCCTGACTGGTGAAGCGGGCGAATTTGCAGATCATGTGAAGAAGGTAGTTTTTCATGGAAAAGACTTAGACGATAAACGCCGACAAAAAATGATCCTTGAATTGGGTGATGTTATGTGGTATGTTATGCAAGCTTGTAAAGGACTTGACACAACCCTAGAACATGTGGTACAATGTAATGTAACTAAATTGAGTGAGCGACATGACGGTGGTTTTAAGAAAGACTATAAAAGTTGAAAATATTACAAAATATAATAAAAGCAATTGTGGTTTTAGTACCTACCTATCTTGTGGCTTATTATACGGAACTAATGATCTACACTGTACCAATGCTGGCGGCGATGTCTTTTATCGCGGCTGGTTTGTTTCTCAGTGATCAAACAACTAAACGAAGGGTTGATGAGGATGCTCATCCACATAAAGATGAATAAAGTTGAAATTAGGGGTTGACAAACGGTTAGACTTTTGCTATAATGTGTATAGTGAATGATGATGATGGAGAGATTGTTATGACACTTGCTCGTTTAGAAAAAAAACTAATGGAAGCTTACAAGAATGAACGACATTTAACTGATGCCGCAAATGGTGTGTATATGGCGGCTCTCCGAAATAATGTAGATTTATCAACACTGTTGAACGATATTGAAAATGGTACAGCCTTCAGGGTGAGTGAGTTCTTTACTGCAACAACCGGCAATCTACTTGACTATTTGAAGTCTGATTATCACACTATTTCACAGAGTTTAATTGATGTTGTTGCTGGTGGAAATGGTGGTATGGCAAGTATTGGTCGTGGTGAGTTTTTCGTTGCATTTTTAAGTAATTTTTCTGCTACCATTTCCAAGTCAGGTAATGGTGATATTTACTATAATGGTAAATGGGAAGAAATGAAATATAACAATGGTAAGATTAATGTTGCTGCAAAACCCGGCCGTGAAGTTTTTAAGACGTTTATGATGTTACTAGAAGATAGTGATGTTAATCTTCAGAAACCAGATTATTTACCTATCCGTAAGGATAATACTATACTTTATAGTGCAACTGAAATCGCAACACTCAATGGTTTATATTGGAAGGCAACAGTAGGTGAAGATGTTGGCCAACTTACTTATAATGAATGGGCTATTAAGTGCGTTAAACAAGCTGCTGAAGAAACTTTTAAAAAGAGTGATACTCTGTTAATAATTGATAAAAACAATAACTTTGTACGTTTTACAAACCCCAAAGAGGTTGTAGAACACTATAAAGATCGTGTTGAAGTTCTTAAGTTTGAATTGCGTAATAAACAGTCAAATCCTGTTGCAATTTACATGGAAGCAGCTTAAAATAATGAATTTGTATAACTCATCTTGTTTTGACGTATTTCCTACATTGGATAACAATTCAGTTGATATGGTGTGTGTTGATCCGCCATATGGAACGACAGGCATTAAGTGGGACAATGTGCTTGACTTTGATAAGATGTGGAAAGAACTTGACCGTATCGTAAAACCAAATGGTAATGTCATTGTCTTTGGTTCTCAACCCTTTACATCTTTTGTCATATGTTCAAACCTAAAGAACTTCAAGTACGAACTGGTATGGAATAAGAACAAATGTGGATCGCCGGGACTTGCAAAGAAACGACCACAGAAGGTTCATGAGAATATTATGATATTTCAAAGAAAACCCACTGGTCAAACATACAATCCTATAATGGAGAAGGGTGTCCCATATACCAGGAAGTCACAGAAGAAGGATGAAGAGGGTAATCCTGTAGGATATGGCAGTGGTCGGAATACACATGAGTATGGTTTTGGAAAGAAAAAGATAATGGAGAGTAGTAACGAGGGCACAAGATATCCCAAGAGTATTCTTCATGCAGCAAGAAACTTTTCTGCACAACAAACAGTTCACCCTACACAGAAACCAACCAACCTTCTTAACTGGTTGATCATGACGTATAGTAATGAGGGTGATACAGTGATGGACTTTACAATGGGCAGTGGTTCATGTGGAGTTAGTGCTAAATTAACAGGGAGAAAGTTTATTGGAATAGAACTAGAGAAAGAATACTACGACATTGCTGTTAAAAGAATTGATGAAGTGAATCCTATAAAGGCAGGAAGCATAACACCAAAAGACCATCAATTAACAACACAAATCTCAAAGGATATGAATACAGGCGCCGGAGATTATGTCGAACGCCACAAAGAAAAAACCTATATATAATGTAAGAGTAGATATCTTAGTGGAGTGATTGATGGTTTTATTCGAAGATACCAAAGAAGATCAAGCAAAAATTGTAAAAGCACAAAAACATGACCAAGATGTAAAAAAGACTCAAAAGAGAATTTATGTCAATTTTCGGAATGAACAAGATGTCCAGAATTTTGCTAAACTATTGGGCGTAGATATTACCGAAAAAGTAAAAGTAATACATTATCCTATCAACAATCTATTTCTAGATACACAATCTGTTCCTATCGAGAAGTTAGTTAAGAAAGGTAATAAGACACAAGTTTGGCATAAAGCCTGGAAAGAAATGCCAGACTTTGTACAAGAAAATAATCCTGCTTATAAACAAGTTCACGTTTATTTGGCCCCTGGTACTCTTGAACAATTCTCAAAACAAATCGGTCAGAGTCTAACAAATCTTAGTAAAAGTATCTGGCATCCTAAACTCACTATAGATGCTAATAGAAAAAAGCGTTGGATTATATCTGATGGCCATGAAGAAAAGATGCCTAGGTATCCACTCTATATCGTATCTAAAGGTCGATATGAGAAAAGTATTCGAGGTACTGCAAACTCATTAGAAAGGATGCGTGTACCTTTCTATATGGTGGTAGAAGAACAAGAATATGATAAGTATCTAGAAACTTCTGATCCTGATTATTGTACAGTAATAGTACTTGACAATCAATACAAAATCGACTATGATACATTTGATGGTATAGACTACGAAACTAATCCTAGAGTGGGCCCAGGTGCTGCAAGAAATTTTGCTTGGGACCATGCTAAGAATAATGGCTTTGATAGATATTGGGTCTTTGATGATAATATTGATGACTTCTATCGACTTCATGAAAATTTTCGTATACGAGTAGAATCTGGTGTAATGTTTAGAGCTTGTGAAGATTTTGTAGATAGATATGAAAACGTTCCCGTGTCTGGTTTACAATACAGGTTCTTTATTGCACCTAATAGTAAGTATCCACCATTTGTTTTTAATACAAGAGTCTATTCAGCATTATTGATTGATACTAATATGGAGCAGTATAAATGGCGTGGTAGATATAATGAAGATACGGACTTAACTTTACGAGTACTTAAAGACGGTCTTTGTACTTGTCAATTCAATGCCTTTCTAATAGGCAAAGCGGCCACTCAAACTACTAAGGGTGGTAATACAGATGAGTTCTATGCTGTAGAAGATCAAGAAGATGTGGTTCTACATGGTACTAGTAATAAATCTGATATGCTTAAAGAAATGCATCCAGATGTGACTGACAATGTATGGAAATATGGAAGGTGGCATCATCATGTAAATTATCTCCCTTTTAAGAAGAATAAGCCTATTATGAAGAAAGGTTTGAAATTGAAAAATGAAATTAATAATTATGGTTTGGAGTTAATTACTAACTTTTCCACTTGACAAGTACCGCAATCTTTGCTATAATGGAATAATGATGATGTATATAGAGAAAGGATTTAATATGACCGCAGAACTAAAAATTAACAACACAAATTCCAAAATGAAACTTAATGAACATGAAGAAACAACACTTGAACAATGGATTGATTTGCCAGATCATCCACTACAACGTAACCATAAAGAGCGTGATCTTGGACACTTAAAGCGTTTACTGCCAGATCATTTAGAATTGGCAGCAGCAAAACTCACCAAAGATATTACGGATCCCGACACTGGAAAGGTGTATAAAAAAGGAGAAGTGTATAAAGTTGATGGTCACGGCAGAAGTTATATATGGGAAAACAAGTTTTCTGATCTTCAACCAGATCATGTGAGTGTCACATTTTTTGAAGTTAGCACTTGGGAAGAGTTTGAAGGTTTGTATGATCGCCAAGATAGCAGCACTGCAACAGAGAAGGGCAAAGAAAAGTTCGTCGCTCGACTCAAAAAGCACGGTGTTGTTATCACTGATAATAAGTTGAAATTAGTACAGCCCATTGGTTATGCTGTTAAACTTCTTGATTCAAATAAACATACCAAGGCAAGTGGTTTGTCTACACATCAACTAAATCTTGCAGTATCAGAATTTCATGAAGAATATAAAGTCTTGGAAGAGCATGTCTGTTCTGGTAGCACGAAACTTCATAAAAAGAGTAAATCTAATAAGTTCGATTGGAGTCCTATTATCACTGCCGCGGCACTTATCGCACTGAAATCTTTTAAGGTTACTTCAGAGTTGCTTGAAGCAAAGGACCTTGATGATCCTCAGTATATAGAGGCTCATCACGATAATGCTGTTAAACTTGTTGAGTTGTTTAAAACTATCAACAAAGGTGGCAAAGATACAATGACCGAGCCATGGAATCCAGTAACACACATTGTTAATGAATTCGATACTAATTGTGTAGTTTTGAAATCAGACCAATACGGATACCCTGCACTAAATGAAGGGAATGCCCAAATTTCAGTTTCTTTTGTCCTTTACTGGATTTTGCAGCACATGAAGGAATCTAAGAATACGCCAACAAATCTTCCTAATAAGAAAGGTGCTTGGTCAAAGATGGCAAGTAATTTTCCAGAGATTGTAAGGAATAAATTTATGCCTCTATACCATGAAAATGTTCTACCAATCTCATTGACCAATATTGCTTCTTAGGAGAACAAATGACAACAATTGAACAAACGATTGATGATGTATATGGAGAAAGAATTGATTGAATATAAATTTAGTGAAGACCGTCTTTTAGACGATCTAAAAGCATATATAGATAGTACCTATGATGCTCACTATTCTAAATCTAAATTCCAAGCTACAGAGTTTATCTTCGACGCTGGCCACGGTATGGGGTTCTGTATCGGCAATGTCTTGAAGTATGCTCAACGTTACGGACGAAAGGATGGCTATAACAGAAAAGACTTGCAAAAGGTTCTACATTATGCTATAATGGCATTACACGTTCATGATATTGAAAATAAGGAGAGTGAATAAGTGGAAATTTCTATCACAGTTGAAGAGTTACGAGAACGAAAGATTATGGTGTGTACGCCCATGTATGGTGGGATGTGCGGAGGGCAATACTCCAAATCGTGTACTGATTTGGGTATCCTAGCCACTCAATATCAAGCACCCCTATCTTTCCATTACCTATTCAACGAATCTCTTATCACAAGGGCTCGTAATTATCTAGCAGATGAATTCATTCGAAGTGACTTTACGCATCTAATGTTTATCGATTCTGATATTGGTTTTGACCCTAATGACGTTCTAGGTCTAGCAGCTATTGCTGATCCCAACTCAGATAAAGATATCGTTTGTGCACCTTATCCTAAGAAAACTATTGCATGGGAGAAAGTCAAACGTGCGGTAGATAAGGGATTCGCTGATGATAATCCAAATCAGCTAGAAAAGTACGTCGGCGATTTTGTGTTTAACCCTGCACCTGGTACTACTGAAATTCGAGTAGACGAGCCTTGTGAAGTGTTAGAAGGTGGTACTGGGTTTATGATGATCCAACGCAGTGCATTTGTTAAATATGCAGAAGCTTATCCAGAACTAGCTTATACACCAGATCATGTTCGTACAAAACATTTTGATGGTAGTCGCCAAATTCATGCATACTTTGATACTGTCATCGATCCAGAATCTAATCGATATCTATCAGAAGATTATATGTTCTGTCAATATGCTCGTAAGATTGGCTTGAAGGTATGGATGTGTCCGTGGATGCAGCTAACACATATGGGTTCATATATGTTTAGCGGCTCTCTAGCAGACTTAGCGCAAGTGGGTGCGGCCGCAACGGCTGATGCTGAATTGCTTGCAAAATATGACAAGAAGTGAGGAATAAACTATGAAACTATCAGAGCAAACTATTGAAGTCCTACAAAACTTTTCTACTATCAACCAATCTCTCCTGTTTAAGAGTGGTGATGTTCTTCGTACAGTATCACCACAAAAGACTGTACTAGCCGAAGTTACTGTACCAGATAATTTCGAATCAGAGTTTGGTATCTATGACCTTGGTCAGTTCCTTTCAGCTATGACTCTTATTGATGACGCTGAATTGAACCTTGGTGATAATTCTATGAATATTAATAATGGCAATGGTATGTCAATTACATATCGATATGCCGATCCTTCTATGATTGTAACACCACCTGAGAAAGGTATTGCCTTGCCAGATATTGATGCTGAGTTTTCTTTGTCTGATACTATCTTGAAGAATGTTCTACAAGCAGCCCGAGTGCTGGGTCTACCAGATATCATTGTAGAAGGTGATGGTACTAATATCAGTATTAGTGCTGGTGATTCTAAGAATTCTTCAATGAATAATTATAGTCAAAACATTGTTGAGTCAGATTCTAAGTTTCGACACGTTTTTAAGGTTGACAACATGAAGATGATGATGCTACAATACAATGTAGAGATTTCTACTAAGGGCATCTCTAAGTTTTACACTGAAGACGGAAATGCTACTTATTACATTGCTACTGAATCTAGGAGTTAATGTATGATTGAAGTAAATATTACACTAAGTAGAGACAGTCCAGAAGGAGAAATCAATACAAGAAAAAGTTTTGAAGGTGAAAATGTAAAAGACATCTTGTCTTTTTTAGTCAAAGTACTTGACTTCAGTCAGTTTGAATTAAGAAGTAAAGTGATTGAGGTTGACTATCTAGGCAATGTTGTTTCTATTGAGCATCGAGGCAAAAAGTAAACTTGAAGGGTATATATTATGACAGACGATTTTCTTTGGGTAGAAAAGTGGCGACCGCCTTCTATAAGTCAATGTGTTCTTCCTCAACGATTGAAGACTGAGTTCCAATCATTCGTCGATATTGGGAAAGTTCCTAACCTACTACTAACAGGTGGCCCTGGTGTCGGTAAGACTACCGTCGCTAGGGCTCTCCTGAAACAATTAGACCTAGACTATATTATCATTAACGGTTCTATGAAAGGCAATATTGATACACTTCGTAATGAAATCCAACAGTTCGCTTCTACTATGTCATTCAATGGCAAACGTAAATATGTTATTCTTGACGAAGCAGACTACCTAAACCCACAATCTACACAACCTGCTCTTCGTAATTTCATGGAAGAGTTCTCTAATAACTGTGGGTTTATTCTTACTTGTAACTTCAAAAATCGTATCATCGAACCACTACATTCACGATGTTCGGTTGTTGAGTTTAATATTGATAAGAAAGAAATTCAAGATCTATGCGCTCAGTTCTTCCGGCGTGTAGAAAACATATTGAAGATTAATGGTGTTCAGTATGATAAGCAAGTAGTCTCTGAATTAATTATGAAGCATTGCCCTGATTGGCGTCGAATTATTAATGAACTTCAGAGGTATTCAGCTACTGGTAAGATAGATGTAGGTATTCTAACTGCCATGAGCAATGAATCATTTACATCATTAATTGATATGATTAGTGGCCAAGACTTTAGTGGTTTGCGTAAATGGGTTGTAGATAACGGTGATATCGACACATCCGTGCTATATCGTGAGCTATATAATCATGCATCAAAGAAAATGAAGCCTGCTAGTATTGCTCAGATGGTATTGATTCTTGCTAAGTATCAGTATCAAGCAGCCTTTGTAGTAGATCATGAAATCAATAATGTGGCCTGTCTGGTCGAACTTATGACAGATTGTGATTGGTCGTGAACCCGTTTGATTTTGTAAATGATATCAATTTCGGCAAGAAAGATATCATAACTGATTCTGATAATCCAGAATTAGCTGAAAGTACCTACAACCCATTCTTAACTAATCGAGCACTATCTTACTTCCCTGATACCATTCAATTTGCTAACATGATGAATAAAAACTCTCATATTGATCATATGCTTCAATATTCATTCTTACTAAATATCATAAGAAAGCGTAAACGTTTTTCTAAATGGTTTAAGAATAAAGAAGATAATGATTTACAAATGGTGATTGAATATTATGGGTACTCTGTAAATAAAGCAAAAGTAGCACTCAAAATACTTAATGATGATCAATTAATAGCAATAAGAGAGAAATTGAATAAAGGTGGAGTAGAATGACTGATTTAAGCAGTATGGTTGAAGTGCATTTGAAAGTAGAAGATGACTTCCTCAAAGTAAAAGAAACACTGACTCGTATCGGTGTCGCATCTCGAAAAGATAAAAAACTCTACCAATCTTGCCATATTTTGCATAAACAAGGTAGGTATTTTATCGTACATTTCAAGGAACTATTTGCTCTTGATGGTAAGCCGTCAGACTTTCATGAAAACGAATCTGACATTGGCCGTCGTAATGCTATTGCTAATCTACTAGAACAGTGGGATCTCGTAACACTGGTTGATTCTAGCAAAACTGTTAAGCCCGTTGCACCACTCAATCTAATCAAAATTCTTCCCTACAAAGAGAAGAAAGAGTGGGAACTAGTAGCTAAGTATAGCATCGGCCGAAAGAAATAATTATAAAACGCTGACCAGGTATGTAATAATAGCATAGAAAATTTGTGCTATTATTACTTCGTCTGTGCTAAATAATGATGAGAGCGAAGAGAGTTTGCTTTCAGATGACGGTATGCCATATTGGGTACCAAGATATAAACCTGCCTTAAGGAGGTACTATAATGACTAAAGATATGTTTGCACTACTAAACTCCCCATTCTTCGTCGGATTTGATCGTATTCATGATCGACTACATGAGTTCAACGATTCTATTGCGAAGAATTTACCCACCTATCCGCCCTATAATATTCGTAAAGTAGGGGATCAATATATCGTTGAGATGGCAGTGGCCGGCTTCTCCGAATCTGATATTGATATTCAAGTAGAAGGTGATGTTCTAAAGGTAGTAGGCTCTATTACTGACAACAAAGATACTAGTCCATATCTACATAAAGGAATCGCAAATCGTGGATTCACTCGGACGTTCAATCTCGCAGAAACTATTGAAGTTAAAGATGCGTCACTCGTTAATGGAATGCTCAAGATTTTCCTCGAAGATATCATCCCAGACAACAAAAAGCCTCGAAAAATTAATATCAACAAAGAAGAAACCCAGGAGGAATCACAACTTTTAAATGAATAATCTTCAAAGACTACAATCAAGACGGGCGGTGTAGTATGGAAAAATCTATCATAGACTTCATTATTGCTTCTCCATCCGGAACATATTTAATTGTTCTACTAGCTATGTTTATTACTATTTGTGTCGTGACCGCAATTGTTCAAAAGGTCCATTCACATTTAGGATCTTTTTCGCACACAAGTAGGTCCTTTTTACTAGAAATGAATCCATTTATCAGACTTGGATAATAAGTGTTGACAAGAGAGTTACATAATGCTATACTAGGGAGAGTAAGAAATTGCTCTCCCTATTTTTCTTGGAGGTACCTTGTTTTATACAAATATCGACCGATACGGCAACAATCTTCTCTTTCGGGGCTATGATAAACGAGGCCCTATCACAAAGAAAGTTAAGTTCGAACCCACATTTCATATCCCTAACAATAGTACCGACGAGGGTTGGAAGTCTCTAGCAGGACAGTCTCTTGCAGAAATTCGCCCTGGTACTATGCGAGATTGTAAGGACTTCTTGACGAAGTACGAAGACGTAGCTAATTTTAAGGTATATGGTACTAATAATTATACACATCAATTTATCAGTGAAGTGTTCCCTGGTACTGTAAAATATGATCGAACCAAGATTAATATCTGTACTATTGATATTGAGGTTGGTTCTGAAAATGGATTTCCCGAACCAGATCAAGCTTTATATGAAATCATTACAATAACTATCAAGAACAATAACGGAAGCATCTATCATACTTGGGGCACTAAAGAATTCAACGCCGATAAATGTACTCAGTCCGTACTATATCGCAAGTGTGCTGATGAAAGGGATCTTCTACTTGATTTCTTAGAATACTGGGAGAATCATATTCCAGATATTCTAACTGGTTGGTATTCAGATTCATTCGATATTCCTTACATTGTCAATCGTATTAGACGTATCTTGGGCGATGATGCTATTCTAGGATTATCTCCATGGCGACGGGTAGAAGTAAATGATAAAAAGATAGCTGGTAAAGAAATTCCTGGTTTCAATATCGTGGGCGTCTCACAGTTAGATTATATTGATCTGTTCAAAAAATTCACTCTCAATACACTAGGCCAACAAGAATCCTATAAACTTGATCATATCGCTAATGTAGTACTAGGTGAAAAGAAGCTAGACTATAGTGAACATGGATCCCTTCATCTTCTCTATAAACATGACTATCAAAAGTTTGTAGAATATAATATTAAAGATGTGGAACTGGTAGACAAACTAGAAGATAAGTTGGGTCTAATCGATCTTGTGTTGACTATGGCCTATCGTGCGAAGTGTAGTCTTGGTGAAACATTAGGTACTGTTGGTATCTGGGATGCTATTCTTTATAATGAGTTTAAGAAAAGAAAGATTGCAGTTCCTCCAAAGAAACTTTCTAGTTATACTGATTCTATTGAAGGTGGATATGTAAAAGAACCACAAGTAGGTATGCATGAATGGGTAGTATCGTTTGACTTGAATTCACTGTATCCTCATTTGATTATGCAATATAATATGAGCCCAGAAACTATTGTGAATAACATTATTCCTGGAACAACTGTTGATAAGTTACTTGATATGCCAGAGGTTGATATGCCCGACAATACTTGTCTTACTGCTACTGGTCAGCTATTCCGTAATGATGTGAATGGTATTATCCCACAGATTATTCAAGAATACTATGACGAACGGGTTGTTATTAAAGAAAAAATGATTGACGCCAAACAGCGTTATGAAAAGAATAAAACTAAAGCAATAGAGCGTGAAATATCTTTGCTAGATAATAACCAAATGGCAATTAAAATTGCTATGAATTCATTCTATGGTGCATTAGCAAATAAATACTTTAGATACTTTGATGTACGTGTAGCAGAAGCAATTACAGTATCTGGTCAATTCACTATTCGTTGGGCTGAGAAAATCCTTAACGAATATCTAAATAAGATGATGAAGACTGATGTGGATTATGTGATTGCTATTGATACTGACTCGGTGTATCTCAATCTAGGCCCCTTGGTTACGAGTGTATTACCAGACGAAACTGATAAAGACAAGATTGTAACTTTCCTTGATAAAGCAGGATCACATATCGAGAAACATCTTGTATCTGGTTATGAACAACTTGCTACATATATGAAAGCGCCTCGTCAGAAAATGGTGATGTCCCGAGAGATTATTGCAGACAAAGCAATCTGGACTGCTAAGAAACGATACATCGCCAATGTTCTTGATAGTGAAGGGGTTCGATTTGTAGACCCCAAACTGAAAATGACAGGCATTGAAGCAGTTCGTTCTTCTACCCCTCAAGTGTGTAAAGACCTAATCACCACCACTATTCGAAAGATTATTAATTCAACTGAAGCAGAAGTTCAGGAACATATAGATGAATTGAAACTAGAATACATGAAATTGTCTCCCGAACAAATTGCATTCCCCCGTGGTGTGTCTGATATGAAAAAGTTTGCCGATAGTTCAAGTCTGTATAAGAAGGGTACTCCTATTCATGTTCGTGCGGCCTTGCTATACAATAAACAGTTAGATGATAACAAACTTAATAATAAGTATGAGCGTATTCAATCTGGTAACAAGATGAAGTTTCTGTATATGCTGATGCCTAATCCAATCAAAGAAAATGTCTTTGGTTTTGTTACTATTATGCCGAAAGAACTTGACTTGGAGCAGTATATAGACTATAATACACAGTTCGTAAAGAGTTTCTTAGATCCCATCCAGATTATTTTGAATGCGATGGGATGGAAATCTGAGAAGCAATATACTTTGGAGGATTTCTTTGGATAGTGATTTTAGGGGTTGACAAGCCCTTCGTTGTTTGCTATAATAACTATACTAAAACAGTGTAAAGAGATTTTAACATGAGCAATAGTGATCGTTTAAGAAAAACAGCCTCTAGTATTGGCGGTGGTAAAGGCATATTTGGTAAAGATGCATTAGGTCATGAAGTTGGTATGCAAAAAGCAGTAGAAAAATTGTGTTTAATTTTACAAGAAGAATATCCAGAATTAATATTTTTTTGGAAGAAAAAAATTACGAAAAGAGAAATTGCTTCTAAAATTAATCCAAAAATGCCTTATAATCCAGAAGTCGAAAGATCTTTTATTAGTCCTGATGGTGGAGTGTTATTTGTTAAATATATGAATAAAGAGTATCCTATTCTCATATCTGAAGCAAAGAAACAAGGAACTATTTTCTTCAACAAAGATGGTACATTAAAAAAAGACTTAACTGAAACACAAATAAAACTTGCTAAAAGTGGAAAAGAACAAGGAAAAGGTAATGCTATAGAACGTGCTTATAAGAATATAGATGAGTTTAAATTGTATTGTGAGGGATTAAATTACTTCCCTTACGTTCTTTTTGCTTGTGGTAAAGATTTTGAGGATGGATCATCTATTCTTGATCGTCTTGATGCAATGACTAGGTATGAGTCTAAAAACGTAAACTACGTCGCAGATTTGCCTCAAAAAGTTACTGTATACGTTCAAAAGAATTATTTTACTGCAAATGAAATGTTCGATAAAATATATGACGTAGCAAAAACATCTTTAAATTGTTTAAGAGGATAATATATATGACAAAAGGAAAAAACTTTAGTGCAAATAATGCAAAAGGTAAAAGAAAAAAGTCAGATTTTTATGAGACTCCATACAGTATTACAGAACATCTTTTAAGAGTAGAATCTTTTGATTATGATAAAACCGTATGTGAACCGGCCTGTGGTAATCATGCCATAACTCGTATATTACAGAAAAAATGGAATCATGTTACCGCTTATGATATAGAGAAAGATTTTCTATTTGAAACAAATGAATATGATTATATTATAACTAATCCACCATTTTCAATTGCATATGAATTTATATGTAAGGCAAAAATTATAGCAAAACAAAAATTTGCTATGCTATTACCTCTTTCTTATCTTCATGGAAAGAAAAGGTATGATAATGTGTATTCAGATAAAAAATATGGTCTTAAAAAAGTTTATGTGTTCAGTAGATATCCTATGTTAGGAGATCCATTAAGAGAAGATGGTAAATATAATACTGGAATGATGGTTTATGCATGGTATATTTTTGAAAATCACTATTCTGGATTACCTACAATCGATTGGATAGACAATAATAATGATGTGTTATCTAAAAAAGATTTAAAATAATTTGGAGAATTTCTTTGGTTGAGTTGCCCGATAAGAAATATAGTGTGATATATGCAGATCCGCCGTGGTACTTCAAAAACTACTCGAAGAAGGGTGAAGATAAAAACCCAAATCAGCATTACCAGTGTATGTCTATTGATGATATTTGTAATCTACCTATTGCTAACTTAGCAGACAAGAATTGTACATTATTGATGTGGGTGGTAGATCCATTATTACAAGAAGCATTTAAGGTAATTGAAGCATGGGGATTTAAGTATAAGACTGTTGGTTTCACTTGGGCTAAAGCTAATAAGACTTCACTTGGTTTCTTCACTGGTCTTGGTTATTGGACTAGAAGTAATCCAGAGATGTGTTTACTTGCTACTAAAGGCAAACCACAAAGAAAATCTAAATCAGTGAGACAATTAGTTATAAGTAAAAGAAGGGAACATAGTAGAAAGCCTGATGAGATATACAGTGGTATAGAGACATTATTAGACGGCCCCTATCTAGAACTATTTGCTCGTAATACACGACAAGGATGGGATAGTTGGGGGAATCAAACAGAAAAGTACGGAGAGAAGAATGAGTAAATGGGACGATATGGATATGACTGGATGGGTATCTGGTCTAACCGCAGTAGACGAAGATACTTATAGAAAGAAAGTTGTAGACGAAGAAACAGCCTCCCAAGCAGATAGACCAGCATTAGCTGCTAAAGAAGACTTGGGTCTATTAGAACGTAGACTAGAAACTAAACTTGACAGTATTAAAAATGTAGAAAAAAAGATCGATACATTACTTAGTTTGATATATGATAATGAAAATATTGTAGAAGAGAGGAAGCAATTAGCAGATTCTGTAGCCAATAAAAAGGTAAATGAGATGGCTAAGATTGTTATGCCTTTGTTGGGTAGTTTGTATCGTACACAAAATCAACGTTATGTGGATTGGCCAAACCGTGGTCCTATCATTGAAAAACAAATGGAAAAGGTAGAAGCAATCTTAGACGGATCGTTCTTCGAATGAAAGCACCAATCGTCACCTACGTTAAATCTGATGACCCATGGGTGAAGATTTTTGTTGACTTCTTACGTCCTTTGTGCGATAATAATGAGTTGGAATTAGAAAGGTTAATTGAGATAACTGGATGGGATCCATTGAAAACTCCATGGGGTCCTAATTTACCATTCTACTACTTACACAAATCGAATCAGAAAACTTATATAATCTTAAAAGAGGGTAAAGATATTGGATAATTATTTTAAAAATATGGTGAAGGCACTCAATGATGACAATACGCATCTTCTTTCTGAGGGTGGTAATTCCGCTGAGTTTACTGGCTGGCTTGATACTGGCTCTTACGTTCTTAATGCTCTTGTCAGCGGCAGTTTGTACGGCGGTATTCCTAATAACAAAATTACAGCACTTGCGGGAGACCAAGCTACTGGGAAAACTTTCTTTGCTTTAGGAATGGTTGGTAATTTCTTAAACAAAGATAAAGAGTCTGGCGTAATGTATTATGATACAGAAGCCGCCGTGACTCAAGAAATGATGACTAGCCGTGGTATTGATATTAATAGACTGGTCGTCTCAGAACCAGAAACTGTACAACAATTCCGACACCTAACACTACAGGCTCTTAATAGGTATATCGAGCATAAGACAGACGCGCCTCCTATGATGATGGTGTTAGATTCGTTGGGTCAACTATCTACTACAAAAGAAGTAGATGATACAGCCCAGGGTTTAGAAACTAAAGATATGACTAGGGCCCAGATTATCAAAGGCACATTCCGTGTTCTAGGGCTAAAACTTGCCCGTGCTAAAGTGCCTATGATTATTACCAATCACACTTATGCTTCAATGGGATTGTATCCTACTAAAGAGATGTCTGGTGGTTCTGGACTAAAATACACCGCTTCTACCATTTTAATGTTATCAAAGAAAATTGATAAGGATGTTGGAAAGGACGAAGGCAATCTTATTAAAGTAGTTGCTGAAAAGTCTAGGTTCACTAAAGAAAAGAAGATTGTTGAAGTACGACTATCTTATGATACAGGTCTTGATCGGTATTATGGTCTACTTGATTTAGCTGAGAAGTATGAAATCATTAAGAAGGTATCAACCCGATATGAGATGCCTGATGGTTCGAAACATTTTGGTAAAGCTATCAATAACGACCCAGAAAGGTTCTATACTGAGGATATCATGCATCGGCTAGATATTGCTGCTGGAGTTGAGTATAAGTATGGTGGCCACTCCAACGAAGTAGAAGAAGTAGAGGAGTTGGTAAATGTCGAAGATTGATTTAGAAAGTTTTGCCGAGTTTACCGATATGTATGAATTCGTAGATGAATTGTATGAAGAAGCTTCAACCATACCAATTCGCTTGACAGACGAGAAATACTATGCTACAATACTTAAATACGATACAATAGATCTTAAAGAAGTAGGCGATGATGATACTGCTACGCTAAAGTTTAAATTTAATTTCATTGAGAATCCACATGAACTAGAAGAAGATGATGAAGAGTTCAATAAACATATCGGCGATCTACTAGTTAATATCATCATTAACACTTTAAATGGGAATGAAAATGCGGTTAGAAACAACGATCTTGAGTCAACTACTTCACAATGATGATTATTGTAGGAAAGCCATTCCCTTCCTAAAAGAAGAATATTTCCATGAAGAAACAGAAAGGATCTTGTATACTACTATTCAGAACCATCTGAATGATTACAACACTCTACCCACTACAGAAATATTAAGCATCACTATTAATCAATCTGTGTGGAAAAATCAAGAAGATGTGTTTGATAATGTGATCGAATACATTGATAATCTGAATGATAACGAAATAGATAATGTTTGGTTACTTGAGAAAACAGAAAAGTTTTGTCAAGAAAAATCTGTGTATAATGCTATTATGGAATCTATTCAGATTATCGATGGCAAAGATAAAGATAAGACTACAGGCGCTATCCCAGAGATATTGTCTAAAGCTTTATCAGTTAGTTTTGATAATCATATCGGACATGATTGGATTGAAGACTTTTCAGAACGATACGACTTCTATCATAAGACAGAGAACCGAGTACCGTTTGATTTAGAATATCTTAATCTCATTACGAAAGGGGGTTTACCACAGAAGACTCTATCGTGTATTCTTGCAGGTACTGGCGTAGGTAAATCGTTGGCCATGTGTCACTTTGCGGCAAGCAATCTGATGGACAATAAGAGGGTACTCTACATAACATTAGAAATGGCAGAAGAAAGGATTGCCGAACGTATCGATGCTAATCTATTAGATGTGTCTTTGAAAGATTTAGAAAATCTACCTAAAACTTCTTATGTTAAAAAAGTAGAACGTATTCGTGATAAGACTGAAGGTAGATTGATTATTAAAGAGTATCCTACCGCTACTGCTGGCGCTGGTCATTTTCGACATCTTATGAACGAACTTCGTTTGAAAAGAAACTTCGTGCCAGATATTGTTTATATCGATTATCTAAATATCTGTTCCTCTATGAGACTGAAATATGGAGCCAATGTTAATAGCTACACCTATATCAAGTCTATTGCGGAAGAAATACGTGGGTTAGCAGTTGAGAAGAATATCCCAATTGTAACAGCCACTCAAACTACTAGATCTGGATTTAGCAACTCAGATCCAGGGCTTGAAGACACTTCAGAGTCTTTCGGCCTACCTGCTACTGTAGACTTAATGTTGGCTTTAGTATCTTCTGAAGAGCTAGAGGGTTTAAATCAGATTATGATTAAGCAATTGAAGAATCGATTTAATGATCCTGTAGCCAACAAAAGGTTTGTAGTGGGTGTTGATAGAGCTAAGATGAGATTGTATGATGTAGAAAATAGCGCACAAGAGGAGTTGATCCATGACGTTCCCGT